GGAGGTGTGCGACCACGTGTATGGCTCCTACCTAATGTTTGGAGCCAGCGTACTACCAGATGTAACAACCCCATCTTTCTATGATTTGGCAGGCAAGGCTCCGTACTCAATCCAGAAAGCAACAGACGCACCCTTCAAGATGACACCAACAGGGTATGGTTATTGGAAGAATGCTCAAGGAGTACTGACAAAGATATGAAACAAGCAGACGCATTTATAACTAAGGCTCATGGTGAAGTAGGGCAGGCTGAGAAGCCAGTCAACAAGACTAAGTATGGCGCATTTACTAAGCACGATGGCCAGCCATGGTGTGGTTCATTCGTCATGTGGTGTGCCCATGAGATTGGGTTTAAGGATATGCCTAACGTTGTCTATACCCCAGCAGGAGTATCAGCCTTCCAGGCTAAGAAAGCATGGACAAGCCACGAGGTAGCCAAGCCTATGCCTGGAGACATAGTCTTCTTTTCCTTTGATGGTAAGGGCACTGAGCATGTGGGTATCGTGGTTAAGGATAACGGCAACGGCACCATTACTACCATTGAAGGCAACACCTCCCCCGATGTGAAGCCTACTGGAAGCCAAGCCAATGGCGGAGAAGTAGCCCTGAAAACAAGGGCATATAAGACAAGTAACACACGTCACCTGCCAGTCTTTGTGGTAGGGTTTGGACGTCCAAAGTGGACAGCCTGAAAGGAAACCAATGGCTAACAAATATCTAGTTAACGTATCACCCAAGGTATGGACAATCGTATCTGCATGGTTCCATGTATTCGTTGGAGGTATTCTTACTGAGTACATCTTGCGACATACAACATCCGTCAAGGGACTGCTCAGTGCTGGTATTGCTGCGCTAGTTCCTATCATCTATCGCTATGTAAATCCAAGCGATACATTCCCACTACCATCACCAACATTAGTTGCTGCTGATGCTGCGGTAAAAGCATAACAATTTAATAACAAGAGACGGGCCGCCTTGTGCGGCCCTCTTTTTTTATGCCCAAAATTAATTTTTTATGACAGAGTTATCCTTAAACCCACGGAAGTAACTCGCTTCGCTCGTATTGTCGAGCGCCCTCAAAGGCGCTCTCCGCCCCATCGCATTCGCTTCGCTCATATTGTACACACATTTGGAACCCATCAGCAAATTAAGTTCCGCGCTCGGCGTGTCGTGCACGCTTGACACCTATTGCACATCTGTTATTGTTCTCTTATGGATAACGCAAATAAAGAAATACAAGTAGCACACCGTTCGTTTAGTTCGTTCGGTTCATGGATTCGTTGTGGTAAATCTTGGGAGTTGGAACGTAAACTCCAAGCACCATCGGAACCAGCATGGTGGTTTGTTGGAGGTTCAGCATTCCACTCAGCAGCAGAAGCATTCCTTCTCAAAGAGTTTGCCAAGATGCAGGACAAATCCACTACAGTAGAAGTTCCATTTTAGTGGCCGAAGATATTGCAAACCTTAGAGCAACCGCCGGTCAAGAAGCAGACTATCGTAACCTCGGTCCGATACGAGTCTGTCCGTGTAGTTCTGACTTATGGAATGTCAAGTGTAAGTTTGACGATGACGGGGAAATCGGTATCTACTTCCTCGATATGCGCTGTGCCCTATGTGACAGCCTCGCTGTCGCCCCAATGCCCAAGTTAGGAGAATACTAATGGGACGTAAACATGCAAAGATTATTAGTCGTGATGCATTCATGCAGTCATTCGTCGAGGCTGAGGTAGTGATGCGTCGCAACCTAGCGACACGCATTCAAGAGGCTATTGACACAGAGACAGATGAGGGTGTAAAGTCTGGCCTTGTCAAAGCAAAAGAAATTGTATTTGGAAAGGTAGAAGAATGACTTGGGATACTATATGGGAAGAGTCTTTCTTAGGACAGATTGCTGAAGTAGAACGTCGTAACCCTGGCACTAACCCAGTTGACTGGCGTGTTGGTGGACGTTCATCTTTAAAGAATCCTAACAAGGAAGACAAAGCATGGTGGGATGAGAACGGACGCAAGATGTTCTTTGACTTCATCAATGCTTGGCAAGAATCACACTTTGAGTTGTGGGTTTCAGAGGACAATACACCTGGAGTTGAAATAGAATTCAATCAGATGTTTGGCACTGTGCCTATCAAAGCATTTGCAGATGCTATAGTTGTAACACCAGCAGGAGAATTGGCTGTTGTAGATTTTAAGACAGGCAGTTATATGCCTGACTCATCTATGCAACTGGGTGTATATGCCTGTTGTATGGAGATGCAGTATGGTGTACGTCCAACCAAGGGCTACTATTACTCATCACGTAAGGCGCAGTTCATTGAAGCACCAGGGATGGACCGTTGGACTATCCCACTACTGGCTGAGATGTTTGAGCAATTTAATCGTGGCTTAGAAGCAGAAGTATTTTTACCAAACCTCGGCATGTTATGTTCAACATGTGGCGTAAAGGAGTACTGTTACGCATTCGGAGGACAATTAGCACAGGTGTATGACCCACTAGCAAACATAGAGAAAGAAGGAAAGTAACATGGCAACAGAAGGAACAAAGTTCCAAGTCAACTACAAGTTGGCAGACGGAACACTCATCAACATATATGCAGCAACGACACAGGAACTTGAGTCTGGTCTTGCTGACCTAGCAATGAACGCTGCTCTTATCAAGAGCACGGCTACTGACCTAGGCATTACTGCTGGATACAGCCCAGCGCAAGCAACAGTAATCTCTGCATTCCCAGGTGCTTCACAAGTGCAGTCATCAGTAATTGCTGAAGGCTCATGTAAGCATGGCCAGTTGGTTTATCGCACCAGCAAACCTGGTGCACCTAAAGAGTGGAAGGGCTGGTTCTGTCCGTCACCACAAGGCACACCAGACCAGTGCTCTCCTAAGTTCATCCGATAGTTTAGACAATGCTGTCCCTCACACAGGCAGCAGCGAAAAGCACGCACGACTTTCAAATACTGCCAGACCTATTCCCTTCACTAGCAAGTGAGGGGATTAGGTTTCGCAGGGGGCAGATGACAATGATTGCCGGTCAACCAAACGCCGGTAAGTCTCTCATCGCACTCTGGATGGCAGTGAAAATGGAAGTGCCTACGCTGTATATCTCCGCAGACACAGATGGTTATACAACTGCCATACGTGCTGCAGCAATGGTAACTGGAATGGAAGTTTCTTCAGTTGAAGAATCTTTTATGACGGGAGAAGGTAAGGAATTTTATGTTGAATCCTTGTCTAGTATCAACCACTTACAATTTGATTTTGCACCATCACCTACGCTGGATGAGATTGACCTAGCCATTCGGGCATACGGTGAATCTTATGGTGAGTATCCTCATATGATTATTGTTGACAACGCAATGAACGTTGTCTCTATGACAGGGGATGAATGGTCTGGGCTACGTGAGATAGCCAAAGCAATGCACCATATAGCACGTGAGACTGATGCTGCAGTTCTATTACTGCACCACACATCAGAGAATGAAGGCAAGCCAGACTTGCCACCATCACGCAAGGCTATTCAAGGAAAGATTGCACAACTACCTGAGATGATTCTTACTGTGGCATTAGTGCCATGGTCGGGAGAGTTCAGGGTTGCTGCTGTTAAGAACCGCTTTGCCAAACACAGTGCCACTGGCGATAAGTTCGTTACACTTTGGGCAGATGCAAGTCGTATGACTATGTACAACGACAGAGTTTCACATCAGTTTGCTGAAAGTTGGAGGACTGCCCAATGAGTGCTAAGAATAAAGCGAAGGGTGCACTGTTTGAGACAGGCATACTTAAGTTTCTGCGGAAAAGTGGGGTAACTGCAGAGAGACTAAGACTGGCTGGCAAGGATGACGAAGGAGATATCGTCTGTATCGTTGCTGGCCAGCCTTATATATTTGAATTGAAAGCAACAGTGAAGATGGACTTGCCACAGTTCTGGCGTGAGGCTACCTTAGAGGCAGCCAACTACGCCAAGGCACGTGGACTAGAGACAACACCACCAGCCTATGTCATAGTCAAACGCCGGATGGCTGG